CGCAAACGCCTCAAGGCCGAGATTCCAGATATGGTGCGCCGCGGTGGCGCTTATCGCGCAGCGTTCGCCTAAGCTATGGCAATTTCCTACCCACTCACGCCGCCGTCGCCGTTCCGCATCTCGAAGCTGACGCTCTCGGGGATGAGCGCGACCTCGCGCAATGTCTCGCCGTTCACGTTCCAGACGCAGCAATACAATTGGCCGGGGCAGGCGTGGATGGGCTCTGTCGAGTGCCCGCCGATGACGCGCGCGGCGGCCGAGGAGGTGATCGGGTTCCTGCTGGCAGCGCAGCGCGGCACGTTCTACTTTCAGGACTACGCGAACACAACGCGGCGGGGCAATGTTACAGGCTCGCTGACCGTAAGCAGCGCGACCGCCAACACATCGACGCTCGGCATCTCCGGCGCGACCGGCACCTTCGCGGTTGGAGACTGGATTCAGATCGGCACGTCGCTCTACAAGGTCGTCCAGGTCAACTCGTCGAGCAGCGTCGAGCTCTTCCCGGTGCTGCGCTCAAGCTACGCCGTCGGGACCGCGATCACCTACACCAATGCCCAGGGCGTTTTCCGGCTAGCCGAGTCGCGCACCGAGTGGTCAATCGAGCTCGCGAGCATCTACGGCATCACCTTCTCCATCGCGGAGGACGTCGCGCAATGAGCATCACAACCGCAGGCCGCACGCTCTCGGCCGATATGGTGACCGAGGTGACAACGGTGCAGCTGGCGCCGGTGATCCTCGTCTCGCTTAGTTTCCCTTCAGCTTACACCCGCCTCTGGACTGGATACGGCACGCTGACCTACGCCGGCGTTCCTTATCTCGGCATCGGAACCTTCGGCAGCATCTCGCCGATCGAGGAGACGACCGACCTCGCGGCCCGCGGCATCTCGATGCGGCTCTCGGGCGTGCCGACCGCGAACATCGCGCTTGCGCTGACCGAGGATTACCAAGGCCGCGATTGCACGGTGCTCTTCGGCGCGCTCTCGCCGACCGCCGGCACGCTGATCTCGTCGCCGGTGACGGTGTTCCAGGGGCGGATGGACGTGATGCAAATCTCGGACGACGGCCAGTCCGCGGACATCACGATGACTGCCGAGAACCGGCTCGTCGATTTCAAGCGGCCGCGCGAGGTGCGCTACACGCACGAGGAGCAGACTGCGCTTTTCCCCGGCGACCTCGGGCTGGAGTTCGTGACCGCGATACAGGAGAAGGCCATTTACTGGGGCAACCCGAACCAGACGCAGCAGACGAACTGGAACGGCGGCGACAAGACCGGGCCGACGGAATACGAATGAAAGCCGCTGACATTCCCGCGGAGCTTGTGCGCTTCATCGAGGAGCGGCGCAGCCAGCCGTTCGCGTGGGGCGCGAATGACTGCTGCCTATTTGCGGCCGACTGGGTCGCTCGGGCAATGGGCCGAGATCCCGCGGCGCACTACCGCGGCACCTACTCAAGCGGAATCGGAGCGCAGCGCATCATCGACAAGGCCGGCGGGATTCTGGAGCTAGCGCGCGAGCTCGGGCTTGAGCGAACGCAGATCGGCCTCGCTCGCCGCGGTGACGTGATCGCCCGCGACGTGGGCAACGGCATCGCGCTGGGCGTCTGCGTGGGCAACGCTGCCGCCTTCGTGGGCCGCGATGGGCTGGAGTTCCTAGACCTAAACGGCGCCGCCTGCTGGCGCCTCTAACTATGCCGCAAGTCGCCGTCGTCGTCTGGATCGCCTTGATGGATGTCGGGCTGAGTGTCGCCGCGGCGAACGCGGTGATGTTCGTGCTCAAGTTCATCGCGACGACCGCTGCCTCGATGGCGGCCTCCAAGCTGCTGGCGCCGAAGGCTCCGAGCTATTCCGACCCGTCGCTCACCGACCGATCGCAGATGATCCGCTCGCCGATTGCGGCGCGGCAGATCGTCTACGGCCAGACGAAGACCTCGGGTGTCATCGTCTACATCTCGACGACGGGAACAAAGAACGAGTATCTGCACCTCGTCGTCGCGATGGCCGGTCACGAGGTCGAGGAGATCGGCGACGTCTACTTCAACGACGAGCTCGCGCTGACGGGCGCGGGCAGCGCCGCCCAGGGCCGCTTCACGGGCTACGCCGAGATTTACAAGAAGCTTGGGTCCGACACGCAGACGGTCGAGACGAACCTTGAGTCCGCTACCTCCGGACTGACCGACGGCAAGTGGACGAGCGACCACCGACTCCGCGGAATCGCTTACATCTACGTGCGCCTCGTCTGGAACCAAGAGGTCTGGACCGGCGGCATCCCGAACATCTCCGCGGTGGTCAAGGGCAAGAAGGTCTACGACCCGCGCACGGCCACCACCGCTTACTCGGCCAACCCTGCGCTCTGCCTTCGGGACTACTTGAGCAGTTCGCTCGGGATGGCGATGGACTCGGCCGAGATCGACGATACGGCAATCAACGCCGCGGCGAACATCTGCGACGAGCAAGTCGAGATCAAGCCGGTCACCTCGCCGGCCACCTACGAGAACCGCTACGAGGCGAACGGCGTGCTCTACACGAGCGCCTCGCCGGACGAGAACATCGGCAAGCTTATCACCGCGATGGGCGGCCTCATCGCCTACTCGGGCGGCAAGGTGGTGCTCTACGCTGCCGGCTACCGCATCCCGACCGTCACGCTGAGCGAGAAGCACTTCGCCGGCCAGATGACGGTGCAGACCAAGACCTCGGCGCGCGACCGCGTGAATGGAGTTAAGGGCGTCTACGTCTCGCCTCAGAACGATTGGCAGCCGTCTGACTTTCCGCAGATCACATCGACGACCTACGTCACCAAGGACGCCGGCATCCGCTACTGGCGCGACGTGGCGCTGCCGTTCACGACGTCGCCCGCCTGCGCCCAGCGGCTGGCCGTGATCGAACTGCGCCGCGCTCGCGAGGAGATCACGATGACCGCGCGCTTCCGCCTCGAGGCGATGCAGGTCCGCGCCGGCGATACTGTGATGATTACCAACTCGAAGATGGGCTGGACCCAGAAGGTCTTCGAGGTGATGGAATGGAACTTCGCGAGTGACGGCAGTCCGCCGCAGCTGGCTATCGAAATGACGCTGCGCGAGACCGCGTCGACCGTTTACGACTGGACCGTCAACGACGAGATCTACATCGACGACGCGCCGAACACCACGCTGCCGAATCCCTTCACGCTCTCGGCGCCGACGAACCTCACGCTAACCGCGGACGGCACGACGCAGCAGATCCAGGCCGACGGCACCGCGCTGCCGCGGATCCTAGTCTCGTGGTCCGCGCCGGCTGAGGAGTTCATCCAGGCCGGCGGCAATGTCGGCATCGAATACAAGGAGAGCACGTCGACGACCTATCTTACGTGGAACACCGTTCCCGGCGATCAGACGAGGGACTACATCTCGAGCGACGTTAAGATCGGTACAACCTACAACGTCCGCATCTTCGGCGAGAGCTTCTTTAAGGTCTCGACGTCCTACGTCAGCGCGACGGTCAACGTGCAGAAGGACACGGTCGCGCCCAGCATCCCGACGAACCTAGTAGCAACCATCGGCACGGGCTCCGCGGTGGGCCTTGACTGGGACGATTCGACTGCGCCTGACTTCTCCGAGTACGGCATCTACCGCAACACGACGGGCGTCACGCCAGCCAACGCGAACACGAACAAGATCGCCGAGGTTGATGCCTCGCGCTTCGTCGACGTGGACGTGGCGGTTGGCACTACCTACTATTACTGGGTCAACGCCTACGACGCGCTCGAGAACGTGTCCGGCTTTGCGACCCGCGTGCAGGCGACGCCAGTCGCGATCACCGCCGGGGCCGTCTCCAACGTCGCGCCGTCCACGCCGAACGCTCCGACCTACGTCAGCGAAACAACCTACCTCGCGAGCGATGGCACCGCGGTTGCTCGCATCACGGTCACGGCGCCAGCGATGCCGACGGGTGGAGCGGTGCTCCAGATCCTCTATCGGCGCAGCGGGGCAAGCGAATACGTAGTCGCGAACGTGCTCTCGTCGGGCTCAATCGCGGCGTCCATCGACGACCTTTTTCCTGGAGTCGCTTACGAGTTCGCGGCCCGCGCGCTTTCTTTCTCCAACGCGGCAAGCTCGATCTCGTCCACGCTTTCGCGCACGGCTCCGAATTACTCGGGCACGGTGACGACGCCGAGTGGCGGAGCAATCTCCAAGGACGCCGTTCGGCCTGCATACGTCACGGGAAGCACGACGTTCCTCTTCGGCACCCGCGTCTCGTGGAGTCCGAACACGCAATCGGACTTTTCCTATTACGAGGTCAAGGTGACTGGCACCGATTCGGATGGTGCGACTGATTATTCGTGGGCTCCCGCGACTGGATCGAACGCACCGATTACGACGCGAGACACGCAATGCTTCTTCTACAATGCGACGCTGGCCGCCGGCTACGTTCGCGTTCGGGCAGTCAATAGAACCGGAAGCTTCTCTGCGTGGGCGAGTCTCGGCAACGCAAACAGCGCCGCCTCCATCGGCACCGGCAGCGTCTCGAAATACAACTCCGATGACGTCACGACCACCGGCATCAAGACAGGCAGCGGCAGCAGCACGCGCCAAGTCAACGTCGTCTACGAGACCAACGAAGTGGTGACGCTGACCGGGGGCGGCACGAGCGAGAACGTGAACATCTCGCTGACCAATCGCGGCTTCTCTGCCAAGCCGGACGATGGCATCGTCGTAGTCGAGGACGTGCTTTACGCGGGCTTCTATGATAGCCAAGCCGCCGGCTCGACGAGCACCACCGCCGTGGTGAAGATCTTCCGCAACGACGGCGGGACGCTAGGCGCCGGAAGCCTGCGGCTCTCGGGCCGCTTCACCGACTACACCTGATTTATGGCTCTCCAGAAAACATTCACCCTGCCGAGCGGCATCTCGGGCAACTACATCCGCCTCGTCGCGCACCGCTGGGACCGAGCCGCGCGGGAGTCGTCTGCGCTGTTCGCACTCTACGTCGACGCGGCCGCGGCTCAGTCGGGCAAGGCGCCGCTCACGCCGTGGATCGCCAAGCTCTGGCTGCGCGACGCGAAGTTCGACCAGTACTTGAGCAACGCGGAGCTCACGAGTCCTGGCATCCTCGCGCAGCTTTACGTCGCGGTGAAGGCCGAGCCGATCAGCTGCGATTTCGGAAGCGACGCGCTCGCGGACGCCGTCGACGTCTGACTGTCCGATTCCGCCGGATAGAATTTTGAGAAAAAGAGTTGACCGCGGCGCGCGCGTCTGCATTGTCGGTGGTGTCGGAGGCAATCACGCCCCGGCGCAACAACGACGACAACGACAATGACCGGAAAGATTCTGCATCAGACCCAAGACTCAGTCTGGGAAGTCCGCTCCCGCCGCGGCTCGCTGCTCGCGATGATCTGCTGGGATGAGGAGTTCGGCAATTACTACGTCAGCGCTGGCGATATGGACGCCGAGCACTTCAAGACGTTTGAGGAAGCGGCGCAGTACGCGGAGGTGGCGTCGTGAAGCGCCTCCTCGCCTTGCTGGCGCTGGCATCCGCCAGCCACGCCGCGCCGCCGGAAAGCTTCTGGCGGGCATTGCATCAAGTCGAGACCTCGGGCCGGCACGGCGCGATCCTCGGCGACAACGGCCGCAGCCTCGGGCCGCTCCAGATCTCCCGCGCGTATCACGCCGACTCGCGGGTCGCCGGATCCTACGAGCAGGTGACCGACCTCGCCTACGCGCGCCGCGTCGCGACCGCCTACTTTAAACGTTACGCGCCGGCCGCGTGGCAAGCAGGCGACGTGGAGACCCTCGCGCGGATCCACAACGGTGGGCCGACCGGACACCGCAAGGCGGCGACGCTAGGCTACGCCGACAAGGTGCGGAGGGCCAGCCGATGAACCGCGCGACCAAGGCGCTTTTTGCGTCGGGCATCGCCTACTCGCACTACGCGCTCGGGAAGGCGGTCGTCTTCCGCGATCAATCGAAGCGGCAGCACAGCTTGCTCAACCAGCGGCTGCTGCGCCAGTCGATGCGCGATCAGGCGCTCGCTTACGCACGGGAGGTGCGCTGGCTCCGCTATGCAAAATAACTTCAACCGCAGCACGCCGATCAAGAACCTGACCGGCGGCGGCCACTCCGCGGCGCGCTACACCGGCACGCACGGGCACGTCGAACGCTCGGCTCACTACTGCTTCATCCCCGGCGAGGGCTGGGTCTCGTGGCGGGAGATCTACGATCAGTTCGACGCGGCCTTCAGAGACTGGCAGATGCGCCAGGCCTTAGGACTTAGTAAACCCAAAACAAAATGACCGACCAACTAGGACAAGAGATCATCGCCGAGCTCCGCGCCATTCGCGCGCTGCTCGCCACCAAGCCAGCGGCTCCGGCCGCAGCTTCCGCTCCGGCTCCGGCTGGTGCTCCGAAGGACATTCCGCAGCCCAGCGAGCTCGTGGCCGACCCGGGCTCGGTCGAGGTGCACTTCGGCAAGAACGCCGGCAAGCCTCTGCGCTCGCTGGGCGCCAAGTCCGTCGAATGGTACGCCCAGGAACCGGAGCCTAGGATCGGCAACAACGGCAAGCCGTTCCCACCGCGGGCTGAAGACGTGCGCCTCCGCAACGCCGCGCGCCAGCTAGTGCACGGCAACCGCGGCACGCTCGCCGCCGGCAGCAAAATCACGCTCGTCACCGAGACGCTGACCGAGGAAGTGCCGTTCTAAATTTAAAGGGCGCGACCGAGACTTCCCAGCCGCGCCCTCAACCCAGAAGCAAAACACAACAGAACAAGAGCCAGACAATGAACACCGAAACCGTCAAAGAAGATACGCAACTCGCGGCCACGCCCGCGGCCAAGATCAACAAAGCGCCGGTCACCTTCGGCGCTCAGGGCGTGCAACTCGCCAGCCTTGAGGACGCCTACCGATTCGCCAACGCCATCGTCGCGAGCGGCTTTGCGCCTAAAGGAATGGAAAAGCCCGAGTCCGTCCTCGTCGCGATCCAGCTGGGCGCCGAGCTCGGCCTTACGCCGATGGCTGCGCTTCAGAACACCGCGGTCATCAACGGCCGGCCGGCAATCTACGGCGACGCCGCACTCGCGCTGGTCCGCGCCTCGGGCCTGCTGACTAGCTACAAGGAGGAGGAGATCGGCGAGCCCAACACCGACGCGCACGGCTACCGCGTGACCGCTGCCCGCGGCGACGCCTCCACCGTCGAGACCTTCACGGTCGCAGACGCCAAGCGCGCGAAGCTCTGGGCGAAGTCGGGACCGTGGACCGACTACCCAAAGCGGATGCTGCGCTTTCGCGCCCGCGGCTACGTCCTGCGCGATCTCTTCGGCGACGTGCTCAAGGGGCTTCGCACCGTCGAGGAGGCGCGAGACATCCCAGCCGAGCCGGTCAACGTCACGCCGCGCGGCCTCGGCGACAACCTCTAAGCACTACCTACAATGAACGAGACCAACGAAATCAAGAAGGCCGCGGTGATCGCGGCTGCTGCGGAGCAAGTTCGCTCGCTCCTCGAAACCCACTATGACGCGATGCGGAAAGCCGCCGAAGAATCCTTCGTCGACGACGACACGCAGTCGGAGCCGAAGGCCAAGGCCAGCTTCACGATTGAATGGGACGCGCTCGCGATGGCGCCCACCGTTACGGTGAAGGTCGGCTGGTCGGTGCGCTTCAAGGACGAGAGCGAGGCCGTCGTCGATCCTCTCCAGGCCAAGCTCGAGATCGGAGGTGCCGAATGAACGCCGCGATCAGGGGCGAGCCGTCCGAGGTTTACCACGCGACGGACGCCATCAGCCATTCGAAGCTCGAGGTCTTCCGCCGCCGGCCGGCGCTCTACCACCGCAAGTACGTGCTCAAGGTCGTGCCTGACGCGGACTCCTCCGCGTTCGCCATCGGCCGCGCGACGCACGCCGCGGTCCTTGAGCCGCAAACCTACGGCACGCTCTACGCTCGCCGGCCAGACGGCATCGACCGCCGCACCAAGGAAGGCAAGGCGGCGTGGGAACAGTTCGCCCAGGCTAACGCCGGCAAGACGATCCTTGATGGCGAGGACTTCGCGCTGGTCGAGCAGATGCGCGACGCCGTGATGGCGCATCCTGCGGCCTCGGAGCTCTTCGACGCCGGCGAGCCTGAGCTCGTCTGGCGCAAGCAGTTCGCGACGCTCAACGTCCAAGCTCGGACGGACTGGTTCAACGCCGAAGGCTGCGCGCTTTGCCC